GCCGCATGGGCTGAGATTGAGGCTGATCCAGATTATCAGGCGCATCTTGCTGATCCCAGAGTGCAATACCCACGATGACTAGAACTACTATCCGCTCAGAAGATATTAATTCTTCTACTGGCATTAAGTCAGATAGATTTACTTTACCTTCATCTTCATCTGCTCCTAGTTCTCCGTCAGCAGGGGATATGTATTTTGATACAACCTTGCAACAACAAAGAATATATACAACTCAAGATGGGTGGGTAAATCCATCCAATCAACCTTTTATTGCTAGCGGAGGAACTGAAACTACCTCTGGTTCTTACAAAATTCATACTTTTACTTCTAGTGGAACTTTTACAGTTACTGCTGGAACAAAAGATATTGAGTATTTGGTTATTGCAGGAGGCGCTTCTGGAGGCAATTCGAACAGCAACTCCGCTGGTGGAGGTGGCGCTGGTGGTTATCGTTGCTCTGTTGTGGGTGAAAACTCTGGTGGTGGTGCTTCTGCTGAATCTAAAATAACCGTTACTTCTGGGTCTTATACAGTAACCGTAGGTGCTGGTGGGGCTATCGCCAGTAGTAATACACAAGGCACAAGTGGGTCTAATTCAGTATTTAGTTCTATTACCTCTATTGGTGGCGGCGGCGGTGGTATTCAACTTACTGCGGCTAATGGAGTATCCGGTGGTTCAGGTGGCGGTGGTACTTATAATCAAGGGGCTGGAGGTGCTGGGACAGCGGGTCAAGGATATGCTGGAGGGTCTGCTTCTCCATCTGGGTCTTATGCCGCAGGTGCAGGAGGTGGCGGTGCTGGAGGTGCTGGACCAAATGCGTCCCAAGCAGTGGTCGGTGGAACAGCAACATCTGGAGGCGCTGGCGTTGCTTCTTCCATTACAGGTTCTTCTGTAACCAGAGCATCCGGCGGGTCTGGGATGTCGGTTAACGTCAGTGCTTCAGCAACACCGGGTGGTGGTGGAGCATCTAATGCCGCAGGAGCATCTAACACAGGAGGTGGCGGTGGCGCTGGTTCCAACGCCAGCACAGGCGGCGCTGGCGGATCAGGAATAGTTATTCTTAGGTATTTAGTATAGGAAAAATAATGGCACATTTTGCAAAAGTACAAGAGGGAATCGTTACGCAAGTCATTGTTGCGGAACCAGAGTTCTTTAACACCTTTGTAGATTCATCTCCCGGCGAATGGATACAAACTTCTTACAATACTAGAGGCGGCGTTCACTATGATCCTAATACTGGCGAAGCAGACGGCGGCGTAGCCCTGCGTAAAAACTATGCTGGTATTGGATTTACCTACGACAAAGATCGTGACGCATTTATTCCGCCGCAACCATACGCAAGTTGGACTCTCGATAATGCCTCTTGCCTATGGGAAGCACCAGTTCCTATGCCAGCAGATGGCAAAGACTACCGATGGAATGAAGAAACATTATCTTGGGAAGTATTAGATGGCATTAACTAAAGTCACATCATCAATGACAGAAGGAGGCGATGACCTCCAGACTGATATTGCTTTGCTTGGATTTAAAGTAGCGGCTAATGGATCGTTAGCGGCTTACGGATTAAGCAAACAAGCAATTGATGCGTTTGAGGATGCTAGCGGTGTAGATTCTGGAGCATCTAGTAGTGCAGTTAGAAATTCTAGTTCTTATTATTCTGGTATAGTTTCTGGAACTGTAACTGGCGGAACTATAACAACTTACGGTGATTACAAAGTTCACACTTTTACTTCTAGTGGAACTTTTACTACAGATGTTGCTGGAACAGCGGATATTCTTTTGGTTGCTGGCGGTGGCGGTAGTGGTGGCGCTCACTATGATGGTGGCGCTGGAGGAGGCGGTGGTGGAGGAGGATTTAGGCCATTATCTTCTCAATCTGTTACCGCAACCTCTCATACAGTAACCGTTGGCGCAGGAGGTATTGCTGGAACTACAGGCGGAGATAATGGTGGGACAGGTGGCAATTCATCTTTTGGCGCTCTTTCCGCATCTGGAGGCGGTGGAGGTGGATATGGAACTAATGGCACAGGCACTACAAAAGCAGGCGGCAATGGCGGGTCCGGCGGAGGTGGTGGATATGGCACAACAGGCGGCCCTAATTTAGCGGGAGGTTCTGGAAACGCTGGAAGTTACAGTCCATCAGAAGGAAATTCTGGTGGAGCATCTGGAAGCACTAATACTGGTGCTGGTTCTGGTGGAGGCGCATCAGCCGCAGGAACTACCCCATCATCAGCAAATACTGGAGCCAATGGCGGTGCTGGTTCAGGAAATGATTGGCAAACTGGTTCTACTCAATATTACAGCGGTGGTGGCGCTGGCGCAGGATTTAACACTGGTACTGCTTGGTCTGGCGGCACGGGTGGTGGTGGAGGTTCTGGATCAAATAGCAATGGATATATAGGTACTGCTGGAACAGCAAATACTGGTGGTGGTGCTGGTGGCTCTCATGGCGCTGGTGGTTCTCATAGAGCAGGAGCGGTTGGTGGATCAGGCATTGTAATTGTTCGTTACAACGCTAACACAGGTTTTATTTCATACAGTAACATGACATTAGTTTCTAACGCTTCAACAGCAGATGCCGCTCCAAACAAAGCCGACATCGTAATGACCTATACCAACGGCGCTGGTATTGCAACAATTAATACTGATCTTAAAGCATATGTATCAAGAGATAATGGTACGACTTGGACTCAGGCTACGCTAGTGGCAGACGGAACAAGCGGAGGTCACAGCATCTTGGTGGCACATAACATCGACATATCTTCGCAACCTTCTGGTACGTCAATGAAATACAAAATTGAAACGCTGAACCAGTCAGCATCTAAAGAAACACGCATACAGGCTGTCAGCCTCGGGTGGAAATAATGCCATATATCGGCAACCAACCAGCACAACTAGGAGCCTACGCAGTTGAGTCATTCAACGGCGGTGGTAGTTCTTTTACTCTTTCTAAGTCAGCCACAACCGAAACGGTACTTCTGTTTATTGATGGTGTAAGACAAACACCAGTAGATGCCTATAGCGTTAGCGGTACTACGTTGACTACTACGGCTACTACACCATCTGGAACTAACAATGTCACGGTACAGTTTCTTGGCGACGTTGTAGATTTTGGCGAACCCTCTGATAACTCTGTTACATCTACTAAGATTGTAGACGGTACGATTGTTAATGCAGACATCAATGCTAGTGCGGCTATTGCGCTATCTAAATTAGCCAGTGATCCTAGCAATGCTTCTAACCTTTCTTCTGGTACTGTGCCTACCGCTAGGCTTGCATCTGGCACGGCGGACAGCACTACGTTTTTAAGAGGAGATCAGACTTGGGCAAGTGCTGGAGAAAATAATAAACCAGCGTTTGTTGTTCGAATGACTGGCGATCAAACACTTGGCGATAATGTAAATACAAAAGCAACTTTTAATGCCGAAATTATTGACACAGACGGATGTTATGATCCATCTACTAATTACCGATTTACCCCAACAACGGCTGGTAAATATTTGCTTTATGCTGTGTACGCTTTTGAACTAACAAATGCTTTAGGGCCATGTCTTTTAAGGTTGTATAAAAATGGTTCTCAAGTTCAACAATTATTTAATAAAGGACATCCTAGTTATGTTCCGTCAGGCGCTACATTATCTTTTTCTAGTATTCAAGATGCAAATGGAACAAGCGATTATTTTGAGGTTTATATACAAGCGGATGCAGATAATGGTGGCAACGTAATTGGCAAGGCTTACGGATGTGAATTTGGTGGTTTTAAAGTATACGAAAGTTAATTAAATTATTAGAGGAATAAAACATGGCATCAATGAGTTATCAAATTAGAGCGTATGTTGGTCGAGATATTAACTTTCGATCTGACGTTATCCTACAGGATGATGGGCAAGGCGCTTACATTAAAGAGTGGAATATTCCAGAAGCGCAACCTACAGTTGAGCAACTGGCTGGCTATGACGCACAGGCTGACGCTATTGTAGCCGAAGAGAAAGTTATTGCTGACCGCATTGCTGGATACGGTGGATACGGCGATCAGTTAGACATGATGTACTGGGATGAGGTTAACGGCACAACTACTTGGAAAGATCATATCGCCGCAGTAAAAGCGGCAAACCCAAAGGTATAAGTTATGGCATTAGAAAGCGCATCATTTATTAACGGTCTGGTAAGTACCAACCCTACAGGAAGTGACAGCATCTCGCAGGGCGATGACCATCTGCGCTTGCTCAAAACCGTACTTAAAGCCAGCCTGCCAGACGTAGATCAGGCGGCGGCAACCGTTATCGTTAAGGCTACTGCCCCTACGACTCAGGTTAAAGGCACTATCTGGTACGACACTTCTGCTGACAAGATTAAGATTAACACCGCTACTACAGGCTCTTCCCCTAACTGGGTTGAGTTAGGTGTTGGCGCTCCGTGGAATGGAACTGCTTTTAATACTTTGGCTGGTTCTTGTATGTTTCGTGCAACAATGTCTAGCGTACAAAGCCTTCCTAATGCAGAACTTACAAAACTTCAGTTTGATACAGAAGTTTTTGACATTGGTTCTAATTACGATAACGCTACAAACTATAGGTTTACTGCGCCAGTAGATGGCAAATACTTTTTTAATGCGGCAATGCGTAGCAGTAGCACACATGGTTCTGATGATGATCTACATATTTACAAAGACGGATCAGCATATGCTAGTGAATCTCAGTTCAACCAAGTGTCAGGCCCAGAATATGTAACCGCTTCTAACACTATGAATATTAGTTGCATTATGAATATGACTGCTGGGCAATATGCTGAAGTTTTTGCTTTTACAGAAGTTGGCCCGTGGAATATGAGCAACGGCACTACTACTACATTCTTTGAAGGATACAGATTAGCCTAATGCCTCTAGTACCTATTGAAAACGTAGGCCAGATAGGGATTATTCAAGATACTCCGCCGTACAATCTTCCTCCTAACGCATGGTCAGACGGTAACAATGTAAGACTCCTTGATAACGGCGTAAAGAAAATCGCTGGGTATCAAGAGGTGCTTGCTACTTGCCCATTTGCCCCCTACTACATTCATCCTTATCGAACCGCTAGCGGCACATACTTTTGGTTAGCGTATGGCGCTACAGATATTGCAGTATGGAATGGCGCTAGTTGGGTAGATGTTACACGACAGGCTACGCTACAGTTAAATGGCGCTGTTACTGCGGGTGGGTCTAGCATTACTGTAGATACTGGCGCGGCATTGACTGCTTTACCTACAAGCGGAACGCTGGACATTGGTATTGATACTGGAACCGCTAACAAGTACGAGACACTTACATATACCGCTAGAGACACAGGTACAGGTGTAATTACGCTATCTGGCACGTTAGCGTATGACCATCCTGATAACGCTGTTGTAACGCCTGCAAGCACAACCACTACTTCTGATAGCGATTACACGGCTAACACCACTAACCTACGATGGACTGCTACTAACCTTAACGGTTTGGTTGTAGCAACCAATGGGTCGGATACTCCGCAGATGTGGCCTTTGTCGGCTGGTATTCCAAGTACAGGGGTTCCGTTTATGGAACTGCGTAACTGGCCTGCTGGAAACAAGTGTGCATCTATCAGGTCGTTTAGAACATTCCTTGTTGGATTAAACTGGGCAAGACCAAACCCAGAGCCACGACTTGTTAAATGGTCTACTGAAGCATCATACGGTAGCCCACCCGCAACGTGGGATGAGACTGATGCTACGCTGGATGCTGGCGAATATGAATTGTCTGATACGCCGGGAGATATTATTGACGGTCTGCCATTAGGTGATTCGTTTATTATTTACAAAGATGACAGCATCTACATTATGAATTATGTTGGTACTCCCTACATATTCTCATTTAAACTGCTGTCGCCGACTATTGGACTGTTGTCAAAAGAAGCCGTAGCGGAGTTTGAGGGCGGTCATTTTTTCATGGGTAACAGCGACTTCTACCTTTGTAATGGTCAAACTGTAACTCCGCTTTTGCCTAACAAACTGCGTCGTACCGTGTTTGATGAGTTAAACGGCGACAACTACAAGAAGTGTTTTGTAGCGGCAGATTATGTACGAAACGAGATGATGGCTTGTTATCCATCAGGATCGTCTGAGGTTGTCAATAGAGCGGTTATTTGGAACTGGAAGAACAACGCATTTACCTTTAGGGATTTGCCTAACACTTCCCACATTAACTCTGGCGTTATTGACATTACCACAGGAACAACGTGGGATTCTGTCACAGAGTATTGGGATGAAGAGTCTGACCCGTGGGGCGCTACTAACTACGACAACGTAATTAACAACATTGTGTTTGCTGATGTCACTAACACAAAGATATATCGTGACAACAAAGGCAATAAGAACGACACAGCCACTATGACAGCCTACATTGAGCGTAGCGGCTATGATCTTGGCGATCCACAGTCCGTTAAGTTTGTGTCTGCTGTATATCCGCAAATGGAAGTCAGCGGTAATAACGCAGTCAATGTGTATGTTGGCAGGCAGATGAGTACAGAAGAGGGCATTACATGGGAAGGCCCAATAGCATTTAATCCTAACAGTCAGTCTAAAGTATCCTGCCGCATTAGTGGTAAATACTTTGGTATTAAGATTGAGTCAACTACAGACGTAGATTGGAAACTGCATGGTCTTGCATTTGAAGTTCAGCAAAGAGGTATAAGAGGATCAAGGGCTTATGGCTAATGCCCCATCAAAAGTTGTAAAGTCTGTAAACCGCTGGACCCCCAACCCTGCTCCGTCCAGCAATGAGAAACTATCAGACTATCTGTTCCATGAACTTAACAGGCTGTCAGATGTTATCTTTAACATCGACGTTATGCGTCTTGAAAAGACTCATCGTGACCCATCTGATAATGATGGCAAGCCTAGAGATGGCGATATAAGATACGCCGATGGCAGTGATTGGGAAGAAGAGGGTCAGAACCTATATTACTATAACGGAACGCAGTGGATACCGTTAGGCGGTGGAGGTGGCGCTGGAGACTACGGTCAGTTTTACGATACCACTAATCAAACAGCGGCATCTATTAACACTGGTCAAGGAGTAGAGTGGGGCAATACCGCATACTCAAGAGGTGTAACTGTAGATGGGTCAGACTCTACCAAGATTAATTTTTCTAACAGTGGTAAATACTACATAGATTTTACTGCAACTATTCATTCAGAAAACGCCAGTTCTAAAGAAATTTACTTTTGGC